CTCGCCTGATTGGTCAGATCGTGGCAAGTTGAATCTTGCTCAGTCACAGATAGAATTACAAAAGAAACAATCGGTAATATTTAACCGCAACTGCGTATGAAAGATTTTGGAATAGTTACAATCGCCTGCGGGCATAATCTGTACGGGCGGTATGCTTGGAATCTAACCCTATCGGCTAAGGCTAATGATATGGGTATTCCCGTGACGCTCATTGCCGATCAAGAAGGGATCAGTCAGTTAGGGGCGGCTCGGCTTGCTATGTATGATAAGGTGATTATGGTCAAGGATTCGTGGTACAGCTTTAAGGGAAACAAGCTACCGCTGATGCTTAAGTTCAAACTGTACGATCTTAGCCCGTATGAGCGCACTTTGTTCATGGATGCCGATACTATTATCAGCCCGATCTACAACGTGGCTGAATGGTCTGAAACGATGCGAGGGATACCTTTTACAATGGCTAACAGAGGCTACAACGATCCTGACAAGGGCATATCGGAATGGGTAGATAAGGATATTCTTAAAGCGACCTACGATGTAAAGAGTTGGATCGACTTATCAAGTGAGTTTATCTACTTCGAGAGGTCTGAATTGGTCGAGAAGATGTTCACCGATGCGATGAAGTTCTACAAGGACGATAAGCTACCGATGCGAAAGTTTGCAGGTGACCGACCTGATGAGCCATTCTTTAATCTTGCAATGGATAAGAACGGAATCGCACCGCATAAGATCCCATACGCTCCGACCTATTGGCTACCGGCACAGCGTAAGTTCAAGTCAGCAATGGATATCAAGCGTGAGTTCTTTGCCTTCAGCTTAGGTGGCAAAGAGATACCCAAAACACAAGAGAAAATCTACGCAGAAATAGCGGCGAATGTTGCATATAAGACTGGTGTCCCAACGATGCGGATAGGACACAAAAAACAATACCTATCTGAACGACAAGTAATATAACCAAAGATGCCAGCAGTTCCCCCAAATTTTATTGAACCGTACCTTGCTCAGAAGGTGCGTCACCCATACTACGATGAATCGGTCGAGATGGCTGAGGCGTTAGAGATTCACGCCGATGGTGATTATCCCGGTGATCTGATCGAACAACGCCGCCCGGCTGAATCACGAGAGATTCACGAATATCGTAAGAAGATATTTGAACCGATTACCAAGCCCGTATTCAGCAAGGTGTATAATAGCCTGATGAAGATCCGCAAGTCATCGGATTGGATGCTATCGTTTAAGAACGATGTAGTCCCCGCTCGCATTGCTGAAGATGAAACTCCTGAGCGGTATCTGATGGATAAATTTCCGAAGCATCATTCCATCACGAACTGGATGTTTTCGATTGCCTTCAAGAAATACCTATGCGATGCTAATGCGTTGGTGTTTACCTTCCCGCTATCAATGGAGGTAGCCGATAATGAATACCTCAAACCCTACCCGCGTATATTCGATTCTGATGAGGTGATCGATTACAAGGAGGGCAAGTACTTTGTCTTGGAAGATGAGGAGAAGATTCACTACGAATCAGACGGTCAGTACTATACTGATGGTCGCAGGTTCTGGGTGATTCAGCCCGATGTAATTCAGGTGTTTCACGAGATGAGTCAGATGGGTAGAATCGTGGAAGTGATGAACATCGAGAATCCGTTAGGGTACATTCCGATCCGGTGGATGTACGGTCAGAACGTGGAAATGAACGCTTATACGATGCTCAATGAGTCGCGTATAAGTTCAGTCGTACCGATGCTCAACGAAGCCTTACGTGAGTACTCTGACCTACAGGCAGAGATCGTGATGCACATTCACAGTACAATGTGGTCGATGCAACCGCAGCAGTGTAAAACGTGCAGAGGTATCGGTTCGATTCCGAGAGAGAACTCAGCACCCGTACAATGTCCGGGCTGCTCAGGGATTGGTCTTGCACCGCTTAATCCGTTCGAGCATTTAGTACTTGCACCTCCACGACCTGGCGAACCTTCGATACCTACCCCTCCGATGGGTTACGTGCAGAAGGATACCGAGATCGCTCGGCTTCAGCAGGAGCGTATTCAGCAGCATATTTATGCGGCACTGAGCGCGATCAATATGGAGTTTCTGGCTGAAGTACCGCTGAGTCAGTCAGGGACGGCTAAGCAGGTCGATCGCGAGGAACTGAATAGCTTCGTGCATTCGATTGCAGAAGATGTTGTACGAATTATGGATGGCGTTTCGTTTGACTGCTGCGCTTGGAGATACTCAGGCATGACCGATGACATCCGTGCGCTTGTACCATACATTCCTGTTCCTGACCAGTTCGATATGGTCAACGGCAGTACGCTGATAAACGAATTGCAGCAGCTTACTACGGCTCAGGCTGCTCCGGCTATCATCAATGCGGCTCAGATCGAATTGATCAATAAGAAATTCAACGATGAGGGATCGAAGCAATCGACTATACTTCAGTTGCAGCTTGATCCTTTCTCAGGTAGTACGGTCGATGAGTTGGCGAGTGCTAAGACATTCGATGCGATCACGCAGGAGGCGTTTGTGGTACATAACAATATCACTCACTTTGTACGCAGAGCCTTAGAAGAAAACCCTGACTTCGGTCAGTTAGGATACACCGATAAGATGGCAGTACTAAACGGATACGCAACCGAGCAGATCGGACTGAATGCCAACGCCTGAGAAACTTATAGCCGACCTTGAGGATACCATTGCCGAAGCATTAGATCGGTTCAATGGTAGACTGCCTAAAGTGGAGCAGGATATGTATGCCCGTATCCTTGAACTATCGGCTGATCTGGAAACGGACAAAGGCGGTAGGATCAAGCCATCGATGAAGAACATCAGGCTGATTGGTAAGATCAAAGAGGAACTAACTAATACGATCTTCGATAGTCAGTACAAGAAAGAACTCGCTAACCTTGTCGATACCTACGATAAGGTAAGCACTATTCAGGCTCAGTACTTCACTGCCGTAGCGGGTAAGTTCACCGCACCTGCGATTGTCAAGGAGGTGCAGAAGTTAGCCATTGAATCGGTCACGGATCAGTTAGGGCGCGAAGCAATGGGTGTGAATATCTCTGCTCCGATCCGTGCGATGCTGAACCAGGCGATCACAACGGGCGGCACACGTAAGGAGTTCACTGAGCAGGCTCGAAAGTTTCTACTCGCTGAGGATGGTGGCAAGGGTACGCTAACCAAGTATGCAAGCCTGATCGCTACCGATTCGCTCAATACGTATTCCGCTACGTACAACAGCCTGCTGACCGATGACCTCGGATTCGTTTGGTTCAAGTATTCTGGATCGCTCAAAGAAACCTCACGCGACTTTTGTCGTGAATTGATCGATGCATCTGGTCGTGGGGATTGCCTTGAATACATCCACATTAGCCAGATACCCGCATTATTGGAGGGGCATATTTGCGATGTAACCGTACCATTGTATGATAAGACAGGACTACCTGAGGGGATGAAAGACGGCACGAACACGGCTAACTTCAGGATCAATCGAGGCGGGTGGAATTGTAACCATCAGCTTTCGGGCGTTCCGACTGCCATTGTTCCAAAGAGATTGCGTGATTTGATACCAGAATAATTGTATATTTGTAGTAATAATTCTACGCTAAATGATAGAAGTAATTCGTAACGGTGAGCTTTGGTTTGAATTTCCTGCTGCCAACGAGCAGAATGTACGTGAAATGCTGATGAAGAAAGGAGTAGATCGTGAGTGTATTTTCCGTACAAAGGGTGAAGACGATGCAAAGATTGCCGCTTCAATCAAATCCAAGTTAACAACAGTCGAACCAAAAACGGTTAAAACATCTAAACCATGACAATAGCAGAATTTCTACATCAGTTTGCGGAGCGGGTCGATTTCGATTCATCCGATGAAGCGTTGAAAGCGGTAGTATCCAATCCGGCACTATCGCAAATCGCGATACCCGATAATCTTGCTCAGGCATTTAGCCGATCTCTGATGACTGAGGCAGAGGCTAAGATCAATGGAAACATTAAGAAACATTTTACCGCTACTGCTCTAAACGGGGTCGATGCCAAGATGCGCGAGGTACTCGATGAGATGGGATTCGATGAGGATTCTAAGACATCGATCTTTGCAGAACAGAATAGCTACAACCGTATCAAGTTGTTAGCCAATGCGATAAGCGAGTTAAAGGACAAGTCTATCACTGCTACCGGTGGTGAGAAGAAGGCTCTGGCTGACAAAGCTATTGAACTTCAGAAGCTGCTGAATGAGGCGAATGCAAACGCTGCTAAACAGGTAGAGGCGATTAATCAGAAATGGACTTCGACCTTAACTGACAAAGAAATAAATTCGATGTTTGGCAATTACGACTATGCCGGTGATGTAGATAAAGACATTCAGGTGATGACTGCCCGTAATGTATGGGAGCGCGAACTGAAAGCAAAGGGAGGCAAGTATGTTTACACCGATGAGGGCATTAAATTAGTTAATGCAGAAACTCCAGATTTGCCATTTACGATCGAAAATAAAGCAATAGATATTCGTACTTTTACCGATAATGTACTTGCAAGTAATAAGCTGCTGAAAATAGCTAAACCTGCAACGACTACTACCACTACCAGTACCCCTGCTCCTGCGCATCAAACGCAAGGCAACCAGATCGCAAAGTCACAAGTAAGTAAGGCACTTGCAGATTTCCGATCCGGCTCAATGTAAGTGAACTGATCCAATGATACGGCTCTAACAAGGGCAATAATTCGGGCGAAAGCCAATAATGCCAGAGGTCTTTTACCTCTACAATTATTGACTAACTTCTTAAATA